CCGCTAAACAGACGGAATGAACTTCCTGGCCGACCTCGTTATGAAGCTGGTCATCTGGCTTCATGCGCTGACCAAGCAGGACACAACAAATGAAGACGCCAAGAAACAACCTGATCTTAAGCGCGGTCTTCTTGATCGTGTGCGCGAGCATGAGCGTGAGCTGCGCGAGCCGAGTGATTTACGTCCCCCACGGTGAGCCGGTGAGGCTTGCTGAGGACGTTAAGGCTAAGGTTTGGGTCGTTGACGCGAGCGGCAAATCGGTGCGTAGTCAGAACCGTATTACCATCCATGAAGGCTGGTATGCACTCCCAAAAGAATGAGCAATAACGCACCGTACAAAGGTTCGCCGTCTGTTAAGGTTGGCGGCAGCGGACCTTACAAGCAGTCACCGCCTCCGAAGCCGCCGGTTAAGCCGAAGCCGCAGCCGGTTCCGAGTGGCAGCGGACCGTATCGCGGTAAGTGATTTAAACGAAAATCCCCCGGTGGTAATGAAAACCATCGGGGGATAATTGTTTTGGAGCGTAGGTTCAGCGTCCTAACGACTTCATCACGCTGGCAACGAAGTCTTCACTCTTCGCAGCGTTTGTGCTGGCAGGCCTGGAACCGCCGGTCGTCGCGCGTGAGCTGACTCCAGGCTCGCTTCCGCGATACTTTGAGAGTTCAGCTTGCAGGCGCTTGTTCACCTCAACCTGAGCATAGAGCAGTTCGCGGTACTTCGGCGCAGCAGCGGCCCACAGAGCAGCCTTAGCCAAGTCCTCTTCACTGTTCTCACCGTTGAAGATCTGCTGGGCGAGACTGAGTCGGCCATTCAACTCGGTGTTCCATTCATCATCTCCTTCGCGCGGTTCAAAGATTTCAAGCGCGCGAGCATTCTCGCTCACCTTAGCCCAGGTCTTGGTGGCCGACTCTAGCGCAGCCTTAGTACCCTCCTCGTTGTCCTGCTGGTATTTCGAGATGACGGCGTCGTAATCAGCCTTCGCCTCGGAAATCTCTGACGCGCGCTCGCCGTTGATTTCTTCGTACTTCACAATCAGCGCGCCGAGCTTTGCCTTCTTGGACGGAGAAAGCCCTTCGACAATGTCGTCGATCTGCGAGTTGCGATAGTCGCTCTCAGGAGACTTGAGCAAATCAACAAGTCGCTCGCCGTCAGTTCCAACAAGGTTCTTCACGGAATCAAAGACGCCGCTAATCTTGCCTTCGTACTTCTTGACGAACTCAGGGTGACGCTCGACATCGAGGATGCGAACACGCTCGGAAAGCGCGTCACGCTCTTCCTGCAATGTCTTGAGCTGAGCTTCGTAGTTCGGATTGGCAGTCTTTCCAGACTTCAGCTCATCCAACTGCTTGGCCAGCAAAGCCTTCTCTTCCTTGATCTTGCGGAAAGCATCAGCGGCCTTCGTAGACTTGATCGTCTCGGGAATATCGGAATCAGCGTCCGTAGAAGTCGGAGCCTCGGCCTGCTGCTTTTTCGTACCGAACATCCGCTCGATATCCATCTCGGCTTTGCTGAGCTTGGATGCGTCAGTTGGCTTGATCGGCTTCTGCTTCGTCGCTTTCGGCTCTTCCGTAATCTGCGAGGCAGAATTGGCCGACTCATCAGCCAATGCGGCGTCATCAATGCCACTTGCCTTGAAAGCGTCGATGAACGAGCTGCCGAAGTCAGGGGTTGTTCCGCTGTTGGTGAGAGGTGAGTTCAGTGGTTCTTCCATAATTTGTTAGTATTGCTTATCGAATGTCGCTTCTGGTTCTTTCGCTGTTTCAGTTACTGCCAATTTACGAAGGTTTTCAAGACAATGCGCGTAGCCAGCGGTTACACCGGCAGCGAAAATAATGTCCGATTCCTTACTGCCATGAGACGGCATCGGAACTGGCATTGATTCAGCCACGATGCGTAAAGCCATCCGAAGAATCGGATTTTGCAGAATTTGAGCGAGTTCAGCCTGCTGGGCATCAGTCTGCCAGTCAGATACATTTACGTCAGGCAGCTCCAGCAGGTTCTTCGGGTTCTCGTTCTTCAAGCCTCTTAGCCAGTTCATCATATCTTGTCTTCGTGTTTCGTTTCAGTTTGTGCTTTGGGGGAATTGGGTCGAGAACCTCATCCAATCGGATTGGATTCTCTTTGTTGACGACATCGCGATTCGGCCGGATGACCTTGGTGATTTCAAGCATGTCGCCCAGCGGCAGCTTGATGTAGCCGCAATCAACATCGTTGATGCCGTAAGACACGACGAATTGATTCTTTGCACTGTCGTAGAATGCGCCACACGGGAAGACGACCGCCGGAAGCCCCGGCCACCAGTCTTGCTGATTTGTTCCGGTCAGGATCGGCAAAGTCGTCATCCGAGCGATGCGAAACGGAGGCTTTGCCTCGAAGGCATATGCGCCCATGTAGTACCGACGCTTTTTGTTTATCCACGGCAAAGAGCTGTGGAAGAAGGTCCAGTACAGACCGTCAACGTAGATTGGGTTTGAACCGCCTCGGACCTCTCCAAACTTCCAAAGAGGGTTGAACTCGTCGGTAACGTATTCAGCTTCCTTCTCAAGACGCCCATTAAGGCGCAATACGACATGAGGATTGGCCGAATACACCATGTGTGGCGCGTTGTCGTGGACGAAGTAGAGCCAGTTCTTCTCATGGCCATCGTTGATCATGGCCTGCGCGTAGTTGTTGCCGTAGATTGGATCGAAACGGCCAACATTTAGGAACTGCTTATCGAGCAGGAACATCCCTTGGTGCGCGTACGACTTGAATGGGACGAACGTGCAGCAGCTTAGTCCATACTTGTCGCCGAACTTAACGACGCGAGGATCTTCGAACTGCTCGTTCGGATAATGAGAAATCAGCGTTGCGAGTGCTTTCTTGGTGGCTCGCAGATTCTGGCTGAGTTCGAAAATAACAATGTCGTTCTTCTCGACGTAGACATCTTCATCTTTTTCTCGCTTGTTTCGACAACGACGTGCAAAGAGCAGGATCTTTCCGTCAGGATCTTGCGTAATCGCCGGATTGAAGTAATAGGTTCCAGTTTCTTCAGGCAGGACAATTTTGCCCACCTCCCAGTCAACCTGTTCGGCCAACTTGGGAACGTCATTTTTTGCGTAGCTCATTAGGAATTCTGCTGCGAATTTGATTTCGTCGTAGAGAGAAAGCCAATGATCGCGTTCCTCGCGGACCTCGGTCAAATGCTCCTCATGTTCTTTGGTTCGAATCTCAAGCGTTCGTTTCAGATCCTCAATTTCATTCAGAAGATCCGCTTGGCCATCACCGCCATTTGCGAATCGCTTGAGTGCTTTAAGAGACAGCTCTCGGATGATGTCTTTCATTTTGAATTCGCCAATCAATCTGGAATCTCAGTTTCGAACTGGTCGGCCACCCTTGGAAGGATGGAGTAAGAGTTCAAAAGATGCCGACTTTTGAAGTAAATTAGCAAATCAATGTGAGCCGAAATTTCAACAGTCGTCTCAAGCAATGGCTTCAACGCTTTCCGTCGAACAAGATAGGCGTGAGTGCAAAGCGGATGGCAGCGATACAAGTTGTGGCCAACTTTTTCCTCAACACGACCGGCGGAGCAGCATGATCCGGCAAAAATCATGTCCCAATCTTTTGGAGCCTCCTTCAGCGCAAGCTCGATTGCCTCTTTCCACCCATCTCGGAAAACAACGTCGTCCTCAAGAACCAACCAGTGGTTCTCACCTTCGGACATCTCAAGCGCACTCCAGAGCATGATGTGCGACATGGTGCATCCGATGTGCTTGGCGCAGATGTAGTAGGGATTTATCGGATCATCTTCGGTGTACGGAATCGTCGCCTTAAGTCCAGACTTTGCACCGTTCAGACCGTAGAAGAACTTGAACTTTTCAATTCCAGCTTTCTTGAGGCTTTCTTTTACAAAATCGATGCGTTTAGAGCCGCGCTGGGTGATGACAATTGGAATCATTTTTTGGTCTTTTGATAAATTGAAAATACGCTTTCTTTGAGGTCATACCGCTGAATCAGGGTGCAGTATTTTTCCACAAATCGAATCGCAGTCTGCGTCGATTCCCAATTCACATCGTCCATCACGATGTAACCGCCAACCTTGAGCTTCGGAAGCCAGTTGACGACATCGCTCGTAGACGGCCATTCGGCGTGATTGGCGTCGATGTGAACCATGTCCATGTCGGGCAGGAATCGCGACGCATCCCAAGACGACATGCGGCAGAATTGGATATGGCGAACAACTTCTGCACGGACACAGTGGCGAACGAAAGCCTCGTAATGGCCGTCCAAATCAAGCGTCGCCCACCATTCTTGATTGGCTGCATTTTCGTCGTCGATGCAGTCCTCTTTCTTCCAAGAGTCAATGGCGTAAACCGTGCCACTTCCGTTCAGCTTACAGGCGTAGGCTAGTGCGAGCGTTGACTTGCCTTCGAAGACGCCTATCTCAGCAATTCGCTGTGGCTTGTTGTCGATGACAAGTTTTCCAATCTCGAAGCCTTTTTCAGAATCGCACCAGCCGCCCATTTTTGGAAATTGGTCGGCGACAAAATTTCTAAGCGCATCGTATTGGCTGCTCATTTTGGGTGGATATAGGTGACTGACTTTCTGAAAAGAGGATTCGTGAACACCTTGATGACCGTGGACCGTGGCCAACACAAAGGCTCTGCGGTAATGCTCAGCGGCCTGAACTGACCGTTTTGAATGTCGTTCGATGCACCGGGATGTTCGTTTACGATCAATGCCGACTTGTGACGAGTGGAGATGATTTCGAGAATCCTTCGGCACTCTGAAAACTCAAGATGCTGCAAGACATCCTTGATGTGAACGAGGTCGAACGATTCTTGAATGTCTTCGATGCTATCGGCGCTGATGTCGGTTCCAAGCGGAGCTTTTGATTTCGCGAATGCCGTCGCAACCGGACTGACATCGATGCCCTTGTAGCGAACCCCAGACAGATCAATCATCGACATCAACTGCCAGTCTCCGCAGCCGACATCCAAGATCGACTTGATCTTGTTTTCTCGGATGAACGAGTTGAGAAACTTGACGTATTTTGCGGTATTTGACGGATGCGAGCCAGGACCGGAACCGCCGTTCCATTCGTCAGTCAGGTAGATTCGGTCAAAGATATTTTGAAGCATGCAGGCAGTAGGTGTTTTCGCGTTTTAAAATTTCATTCTCGGTAAGTGCGCGCATTTTTTGGTCATGGTAGGTGCGCCACAAGTGGGCAATGGAACAGCCATCCAGAGAGTGGATTCCATCCCAATACCTATGTGAGCCGCAATGCATGAACCCAAGCATTTCAAAATCAACAGCCTTGGCTAACCCCGGATTTTCTTTGTGCAGTTTCCACGGATACTGGACAGAAATCTCGTTCCACCCTCCCCCGTCAAACTCCTGCCACTTCTGAAGCCACTTCCATTGGAACCGGCTGTGCATCTGCGAGAACATGATTGCGTTGCAAAGGCCAATGGTCGGCTCGTCCCCGCAGAATTCACGACCGATTACAGTGTCATGGTTTAGCCAGTCTTCTGGAAACGGAGCAACCGTGATGGTGTCCGTGTCAGCGTAGACGCCGCCCATTGCGTACAGAACGGTGTGCCGAATCAGGTCTGCGCGATGCTGATGCTGCGGGATGTTGTTACCGTTCCATGTTTTCGGATTTCCGATTGGCATCAAGCGAACCGGAACCTTCGATTTGAGCTTTTCCCACTGCTCGCCGGTAGGCTCTTGTGGAGTCCAAAGAAAAACGCTCCAGTCAGGATTGTTCATCCATGCTGAAGCGATTGCGATGCGTTCGCAGATGTTGAATCCGTCGTCGTGAAGACCGTGAACGAAGTGTATGTTTTTCATCCCTGACGCGCCAAGTTGGACTCGGCAGTTGCATTCGCTCGCTGAATATCAGCGGTTGTCTTCGCATTCCGGCGTGACAGATCTGCCATCGCCTTCGTGTTCTGACGCTGAATGTTGGCCATAACCTCGGCATTCTGGCGAGCGATTTTTGCCTGAATTTCAGCGTTGAGAACGGCGGTCTTCGGATCGACGCCCTGCTGAATCGCCATTGCCTGCTGTTGCTGCGCCATTGCCTGAGCCTGTTCCTGAATCAACTGGCCAAGCTGCTCGATGGTCTGGCTAAGCATCTGGAGCTGCTGCGTGTAAGCCTCGACCTGCGGACGGCGTGAAGGATCGGTGGACAGGCGCTGCAAGTGCTGCTGAACGTGCTGACCGATGCCCTGAAGGAAGAGTACAATCTCCTGCGGATTGCCACCCTGCTGAAGCGACGCAGCAGCCTCGTTCGCGGCAGCAAGATGCGTGTCGATGTGAACGATGTGGTTCTGCGTATCGGTGACGATTGCCATGTTGCCTTGGCGCAGCGAGGAATGCTCCAGCACGGCAAGAGCGGCCTGATCTTGAACGCGAGCAGACTGCATCTGAGTCGGCAAATAACGATCAACCATTTGTTGGCCAACCTGAGCGGCGATGTAGTCCTTGAGCAGGTTGACTTTTCCGCCTTCGGGAAGAGAACCGGCAAGACCGAGCAAAGTCCCGAGAAGCTGCTGCTTCGCGAATTGAGAACCTTGGCCGACCGTACGAGTCGCCTCAACGTAATCGATGTCAATCATCGCCTGAACCGGAACGCCACGCTCCTTGCATCGACGCTGAAATTCGATGGCATCCTTGTCCGACTTGGTAATCGGATTCAGATTGGGGTTTGAGGCGCGGTTGTACCGCTCCTCGAAGAAAGAATCCAACTGGTTGTAATACCGGCTCAACTGCGTCTTACCGATTGCTGACTGCTGTGCCACGATGGCTTGGACTTCGGTGGCAGTGCGCGGGTTGCCAGACGGTTTGTTGAGCGATTGGCGATACTGAGAGAGGTTGCCTTGAAGAACATTCTCAAGGTCCGCGTTGACCGCCATAGGAGCGTCCAGAACGCCAGCAATGTTTTGCTGAATGACTTCGTAGTCGGGCGGGAGAATGGCATACGGTCCTTGCTGAACGACGCTCGTCTTGCTCAGAGCGTTCGGGTTGAGAGGGCGGAAGAGAATCTGGGTGCGAGCGAATGCACTATCAACCATCGAGCAACGCAGACGATTCTTCAGTTCCATCGCCTGGAGCATCTTGATGCCCAAGCCTTTGACGCCGTGATGCTCGCCATCGCCACGGTCGTAGTACATCGGATGGATGACCTGTTCCCACCGGCTGAAGCGTCGCAGCTTCTTGTACATAAAGTCCTCGCTGTCACGCTCATCGATGATGACATGACTGATCTGACCATCGAACTCCTTGTAGAAGATGTGGCACATCAAGACCACCTCGGAGCGAGCCGAGAATGTGATGTCGTTCGAGCGAAGCTGACGCTGGAAGAACTCCCAATCGTACTGAACGCCGGAGCGATACGGCTCGGGCATCGCAGCGCGAATACGCTGACGAACGTAGTCCACGTTCCAACCGGCGGCGCGAGCAGCTTCCTCATCTTGAATCTTCTCGAAAAGATCATCGACACCCATGCGGGTTCGGACAGCAGCCACCTTCCAGTCGCTGACGTTCGACTTGGTTCCATCTGGAACGAGAAGATCCGTCGCCATGATGGCCTTACACCGCCAATCGGTGCTGTCTTCAAAAATCAACGGGCCATCTCCAATGAGAACCATCTCGCGCTGCGAGAGCTGCATGAGGTAGTCGAAGTCTTTGTCCATCTTCTGGAGACGGTCGAATTCCTCGGTAATGATCTTCGACCATTCCTCCCGCTTATCCATGTCGCTGCCGTAAGCGGTGCGAATGTTGGCGTAGGTCGGAACCTCGGCGAACACATCGTAGAAGGCAGACATGGCCAACGTGAGGAACGCTTCCGACTCGCGGAAGTTCACATTGGTTCGGAACGCTTGGTTGTTACGGCGCAGTTCAGCAGGATTGTACGGAGGATTGCCATCAACAAGACCGCGCAACTTGGCGCGCGTCACGTTCCGCAACTGATCGGCCATGATCAGCTTCTGGAAAATTTCGCGAGCTGATGCCGCATCGGCTATGCGCGTTTCAGGCGCTTTGCCGTTTTCGTTGATGGTTTCAAGCGGCAGTTGGGCTAGGTTTCCGTACATGGTCGTTTTTTCCAGCAGTGAGCCGGAAGGTTTTCGTTCTCTGTAGCGTCCGTAAATTTATGGAGTGTTTCAATGGGAAACCACACCATGCTTCTGATAAAGCAACCACAAAATTCACAGCTCTGAACCTGCTCATCATACGGCGTATTTCCGTGTTGTGAGAAGGTTTTTACGGCGTCTTTTAGAACGCGAGCATTACATCCAGTGCATCCGAGCGGCTTCCGGTTGAAACGACATCCTGAACAGATGCTTGCGCGTCGATTTGCCTCCGTTTGATCGACTTTTCCGCCGCCGACTGTCAGGCCATGAAGCAAACTCATGCTGAATCGGATGACATCTCCAATTTGCAGCGATTTTCGGCCTTCTGGTTTTGGAAGTTCAACCTCGTTGTAGGCGCAATCTGCACCGTTACGACACGCATATTCGGTGATTAAAGTGTCAAGGTTGCTCGGTACGGCGATGGCGTTCGCTGTGTAATGGTTGCGAACGAACTCATGGAGCTGCGGCCATGATCCTCCCATAATTTCGATGCCAGTCTCTGGCACTCGGTAATGCCATCCGCCAGGGATGACCATGTGTTCGTTGAGAACTTTGTATCCGGTAACCTTGCTCATTCTTCGATAGTTTCGTCGTGGTAGATAGAATCGGCATCCCGAACGAGCTTTTCCCAGACTTTATCCATTCTGGTTGCTCGCGGTTCGAGGACAGCGGTTTTTCGAACTAGATCAAGCAAGACTGTAGCTGCGTCGGCCAAGTCAGGCGATTTGCCGGTTCGCTGCTTCATCACGGTCTTGGATTCGACCGATATCTTCCGCTTGGAATCGTCGAACATGCGCGCGCAGAACTCCTGAAGAGTCTCGATGTCCATTCCCCCAACACGCTCCTCGACAACCCATTTACGCATCGAGAACCATAGTTCAGTCACCTTGCGGTCGTATGCCTCATTGCATGGCCGACTATCCTCGTCGCTGACCGGAATGGCCGATGGAGAGCCGCCGAACTCAACGCGATGAACGACGCCCCATTCGCGGGTCAGAATATCCGCAAGACCACCACCCTCACCGCTTGAATCGAGAGCGAACTTGTCGGGCGACACGCCCCGCTTGCCGCACTCCTCTTTGACCCGATTGGCTATTTGGTAGTGAACAGGCTCAGTTAGTTGTGCATTTGGAGATATCTGAACCACATCGCCAAAAAGTATGCTAATTTTATCGTTAGCGGTTCCAACCTTGGCAAAGCGGAGAACGCATCTGTCGCCGCCAAATCCTGGGTCAAGACCGGCAACAACTTGGACATTTGTAGTAAACACCAACTTTCTTGTAGGTGTGTGCGTCTCGATGAGTGATTCGGACAGCACCGTCTTAACCATGCCGTCAGGACTCCAGAATCCGCGCGTGTACTTCCAGAACGTAGGGCTTTGCTCACCCTCATGTCGCATAGCGGATAACACCTGATCATGCGTTATAAGGTATGGGTATTTCGTTCGCCCTTCGCTGATGTTGGGCGACTTCATGCCGTCAAATCGTCGGCACATGCCACGTTCGGTCAGCCAATGCTGATCTTCAATCGTTACGCTGCGCCAACCCTTTGCCGGTGTGCAGAATCGACCGTGTGGGTCGTACTTCGATGCCGGATTGCCGATTACCAGCATCTTGAACTCGCGGCAACCTTTGGAAAGGTTGGTACAAGCCTCGAAAGCCGCTTCGGGCGTATCCGTCGCTTCGTCGATGATGACCATCACTCGCTCGGCGTGAATACCTTGGATGTTGGCCACTGCCTTCGAAGTGTTGCCTTCGGCGACGGCAATAGCTGAAATCGAATGACGGTCGTCGCCTTTGATGGCCTGAAGCGCCATCTTCGAATCGACCATATTACCGGGGAATCCGCGCGATTTCCGAACAAGATCCTGAAGATTGGCCCACATACGCTTTCGGATCATCTTCGCGGTCGTGGATGTCAGAACGACGGTCGTCTTGGAAGGGTTGGCCAGCCACCAGACTGTCGCGAAAAGTGTTGCTCCAAAAGTCTTTCCGCTCGCGCCGCATCCCGCCCAGCCAACGTAGTCATGTTCGCAGAGACTTTCGACTTGAGCCTCCAGCCACGGGTTCCAGCTCATCTTCGGCCATAACATTTTCGTGGCGTTACGAAAATGATCGAAAGTGCCTAAGCCGCCTTCGTTTGGCTGTAGCCGGTTTCGGAATGCGTAAAGCTCTAGCTCAAGGTCAGGAATCTTGACCGGTGAACGAATTCCATACTTGTGCTGAATAAGTGGATGCTCAGACGCTTGCTCTGCCATAGTTTGGCCTTGCAATAGTTCTCGCTGGACTTGAGGTTCTGCGAAAGGAAAATTATGCCGTCGCAACTTGTTTCTTCATCCGGCTGCTGCCAGCCTTGCGACTCCGAGCCGGTAGTCGTGAATATCCCCGGCCCTCAAGGGGCTGCGGGAGCCAACGGTACGAATGGCACGAACGGAATCGATTCGTTCACCTACACGACAGCCTCGTTTTTTGTTCCGGCTCTTGGGTCGAGCGTCCTTGTTTTCGTAGATAATACCCAATTTCTGCCAGAATCGGTTGCTGGCCAGTTCTTCGTATCGATTCAGGGTCTTGGATACATGCAGGTGCTGTCGGTTGATGGACTGCAACTGACGCTTCAAAACCCTGCTGCGGGTGTCCTTGGAATCGCCAACGCTGTTCCAACCACCCTGATTCCGGCTAATTCCCTTATCACTCTGGCTGGTGCGATTGGGGCGACTGGCGCTCCTGGTGCGTCGGGCGGCGCTCCGGTTGGCGCGTCGTACATTTGCCGCACTTCAGACGCCACGCTGACGAACGAGACTGCTCTCGATTCGCTATCTGCTGGCTACCTCAAGACTCAAGGATCTGTTGGATTTGGTGCTGTTTCGACTGTTGCCTCTGTTCCTGTAGCGGACATCAGTGGGGTTCTTCCGATTGCGAAGGGTGGAACAAATCTGTCCTCCACTCCAACCAATGGCCAACTGCTCATTGGCAATGGAACGGGATACACGCTGGCAAGTCTGACCGCAGGATCGAACATCACGATTACGCCGGGTGCTGGAACTATTTCAATCGCTGCCACGGGAGCTGCGGCGGCGTTCGTTTATGAAACTTTTACGCGGAGGGTAAGCGGAACTGTTGGTGCTGGTGCGCCGCAAATCGGCCCGAGTTTAACTAAGAATCCGTTTAGTTTGACAGAATTTCCGTCTGGATCTTGGACTGGAATTGATACCGCATCACGATTTACTGCGGCTACAGGTCGGTTTACGGCAGCTCTTGCAAGTTATTACCGAATAGATGTTGCCTTAATGTTAAGTGCAGATACGGGAACATCATCTACGGTTTCTTTTAAGATTAGAAAAAATGGAACGACCGATATTGGACCTGCAAATATTCAGTCAACAAACTCGACGGGTTTAGTTGGACCATTTTTTATTCAGTACATAGATCAGGCATCGATTGGTGATTACTATGAGGTTTTAGTTACGACTAGTTCTCTAAATACATATTACATTCGAGAGGGAGCTTCATTCTCAATCCAACGGATTCAGGCTTAAACCATGAGCGAACGCGCACCACGGAGGTACACGGACGGATCTGTCACCTTTGAAGGTGGCATTGATGCCGGTGTCATGCCGTCTGAGGTGGACAAGAATCAGGTGGCGTTTGCGGTGAACGCCAGCTTCCGGCAGAGTTTCATTTCTCCTCGCCCCGGTTTCGTTCAGAAGGATTACAATCTCTGCACGACGATTACAGCGGACAACGCTGAAGTTACGGCGGATCAAACCAACGTGACGGCTGATGGATGGTCGGAGAATTGTTATGGCTCTCAAAGTCTGACAGGCACATTCCAGTGCGCGCTTCCGTACATTGGAGACAACGGTCAGACGTTCATTCTGATGCTGATCAGTGGTAAAGTGTGGCTTTACGACTGCCTTCAAAATAACGCCCAGAATTTGACGGTTTCTCCGAATCTTGAGAATCCTTCCAACCTGCTTGATGGATGGATGGTTCAAGCGGAGAACTTTGTCGTCATTCAAGATGGATTCAGCAAGCCGTTGATTTTCAACGGAACGAATCTGCGCCGCGCAACCGACGACGAAATAAAGACCGGGAAGATTATGTCCTACGTCAATGGACGCATCTGGTACGCGCTTCCTGACGGGTTTTCGTTTCGAGCGACTGACATCGTTTATGGGGATGGAACGCGAGCCAGTGTTCTCAAGGAAACCGAGAATACCTTCCTTAATGAGGGCGGAGACTTCGCGGTTCCGTCGGATTCAGGAGGCATCACGGCAATGGCCGTCCCCGGCAATCCAGATACGTCGCTTGGGCAAGGACCGCTTCTTATCTTCACTCCGCGATACGTCTTCAGCATCCAAGCTCCAGTAGATCGTGATACTTGGAAGAACCTGAATTATCCGATTCAGGCTATTAGCTTGCTGACCAGTGGCGCGCTTGGCTCTAGGTCTGCCATCACGGTTAACGGAGACGTTTTCTACCGAGCTGTCGATGGAGTTCGCTCGTTCATCATCGCTCGTCGTTCGTTCAACGATTGGGGGAATACACCCATCAGCAACGAAATCCTAAATATCGCAGAGAACGATCAGACGAATTTGCTGTGGGCCAGTTCTGCGGTTGTGTTTGACAACCGGCTGCTGATGACTGGACAGCCTCGTTACAGGGCTGACGGAGTTATCCACAAGGCGTTGATGGTTCTTGATTTCGATCTGATTACCTCGCTGAGGAAAAAATTTCCTCCTGCTTGGGCTGGAATCTGGACCGGATTGGATGTGTTGCAGATTCTCAAGACCGAGAACGCTTACGGAGACGCTTGTTTCGCAATCGCTCGCGGATCGGACAACACAATCCAGATTTGGGAGGTCAGCAAGACCAGCAAGTTCGATTCGAATCTATCCGATCCAAAGAAGGAGATTCAATGGTTGGTTCAGACTCGCGCCTACAATTTCGAGCTTCCGTTCGGACTGAAGAAGCTCGATTCGGGCGACATTTTCATCGACTCGCTAGATGGCAACGTCGGATTTAACGTGGAGTATCGTCCTGACCAGTACCCTAGCTGGCTTGAATGGGCGGAATGGAGTGAGTGCGCGATTACGACGCAGTGTGATAACCTTTGTCCGATAAGCAACTTTCAGCCTCAGTACAGGCCGAAGATGCGGTTGCCGACTCCTACGGATATCCCGTGTAATTCCACGATCAGCACTCCGACCAGAAATCTTTACGAGGTTCAGCTCAACATTTCGATTTCCGGTTACTGCCGCATCAAGAGCATTCGAGTTCACGCTTACGACGTTCAGGAATCTGCCGTTGGCGAGTGCAGGACATTCCAGGGGTGCAAGATTCTTGAAGGTTGCGACATAAATCCACTTCTCTACTCATCGGAATAGTATGGCAAATCTAACGCTCATCACGCTCACAGCTCCAAGCCTTCCGTACAATTATTGTCCGTCCAACTATCAGCAGTTGGCCAACGATATCATCGGCGGCACTCAGGCGACGTTCAACAGCGCGATTGGAAACTCGTTTTTCAACTTTGGTTCGACGACTCCTGCGCTGAACAATCAGGTTTATCCGTGGTTGGATGAGAATGGGGATTGGTGGGTGTTCAACGGCGGATATTGGGCGCGCCAAAATCCGGTTGCGGCTGGAAGTTCTGAGCGTCGTATTTTTGTTGGAACAAGCACTGATGTGCTGTCGTACGATGGCGGAGATGGAACTGTCTACTCTGGCAATCCTTACGCCGGTTCGATGTGGCAACTTGACAACGCGTTTGACGCTCGATTCCCGGTCGGTGCTGGTGCTTTTGCCGCAAGCGGCGCTGTTTCTGTTCAAGGAACTACCACCACAACTTCTGTTGTCGGCGAGGACAAGCACACGCTGACAGTTCCTGAGATGCCTGCCCACGCTCACAACTTCTTCCCGCTTGTAACTGCGGATGCAAATAACGGCGGAGCCAACGGTGTTCAGTATGGAACTACAGCGAATGTAGCCACCTCATCCACTGGGGGTGATGCGGCCCATAACAACCTGCCGCCGTTTTACGGTGTTTACTTTATCAAGCGAACTGGCCGAGTCTATTACACCAAATGAAGCTAATCGTTCAGGACATTCGCTCCACAATCGCTCGGGTCATCGGCACATGTGTCGATGATCAGCGCGTTTATGATTACATCAATCAGGCGTGTCGAAGGCTTCTACACAAAGGGTTGTGGGCTGGAGCGTACGGACGCTTCACGATTCACACCGTAGGTGGCTGCATCACTTGGCCGCGACAGATCGAAACCATCGAGGCTGTAGCTGACTGCTGCGGAGTCGGAACGGTTCGCAATCAATGGTTCGAGTTTCAGGAAACCGGATATGGACTTCTCAATGGCAATCAAGTGTGCGTTGGGAAGCAGCTTATTGATCGTGGTACTGTGGTTTCTTACCGCGACATGTCTGGCGGTACTAACAGCTATCTTCGAGTCTACCCTGGCGACGCTTCGGATGTCGGCAAAACCATCACGCTGCAAGGTGTTGATCAGAACGGTCAGTGGATTCGAACGCAATCCAGTGGCGCGTGGATTGACGGAGAAAAGCTGACGCTCGCTTTGCCGTACGTTCAGTCTACCAAGAAATTTATCGAACTGACCGGTGTCATTCGTGGGGCCACGAACACGGTCAGCCGCTTGTACGAGTACGATGCGACGACTGCTCTGGAAACGGATCTGGCAGTTTACGACCCTGATGAAACTTTGCCGCAGTATCGTCGCAGTTACCTGACAGATCGTTGTAACAACGACGAGGATAAGCCGGTGACGGTCATGGCGAAGATGCGTCACATCAACGCGACGAGCGTCAATGACTACCTTATTCCTCCGTGCGCTGATGCCATCAAGCTGATGGTCATGGCCATTCGAAAGGAAGAAAACGATTTGATTCAGGAAGCAGTGGCCTACGAAGCCAAAGCGGTTCAAGCTGTGCAGGAGCAGACGATGCAGTATCTGGGCGACGCTGTCGCGACGATACGCATGGTCGGTGTAGGATTGAATGGCGGTGGATTCTCGCAATGGTTCTGAACCTCAACATCGACTTTGCGCTGGCTGATGCGACTCCGAAAAAACTGGAGTTGCTTCAGGCTGTCTTTGACGCGCATGACATGGCGGCTCGGAACAATCAGAACGCTAGTTCCGGCGCTGCGGTAAACGCTTTCTTTGGAAGCGCCCAGCTTACTAATGGAATCGCTTCAGCAATCCTGACTTTGGGCGATGCTCATGGCCCGATTAGTCCTGCTCGATTCGTTTACGAACGATTCGATGAGCGAGCGTTGAAGTCGGCCATTGAAGCTGGCATGAAGATTCCCGGCTTCGGCAATTCGTTCTTTAAGGATCGGATCGATCCGGCATGGAGCCGTGTGCGTGAGATTATCGCTGCGGACTTCCATAACGCTAACGCTCGAATCGAACAGCTTCACGGATGGATAAAGGAAGCTGGAAAGGATGTTCATCCGAATGCAGCTCTTTATACCGCAGTAATTTGCAGTGAGCTGGGGATGATTCCTAACTCTGAGTCGGCCATCTTCATCTTGGCTAGAACTGCCGCGTGGACTTCTTTGTGCATAAAAAATGAAAGGTAAGCTCTTCCAAATTTGCGGTCTGCCTCGATTCGGATCGGCATTCATGTCGGTCCTTTTCTCGTTGGAAGCGGATTGCCTTGGCCTACATGAGCAGGGTGCGACTGATCCGAATTGGAAGCAGTCGATTGAAGAATACCGGACTCGTTACAAGTACGTCGCTGACTGCTCGACTTACGGATATCTTCCAAAGGCAGTCGTGCATGATTCGGTGAAGGTGTACGTCAAAAAGGACGCAGAAGCGTCGGCCAAAGAATGCACTGAGCGATTCGGCTACGATGTTCACCTTCCTTCGGTTCAAGCGCTTCGTGAGTACGCGGATGCGTGGGCATCTTTGCACGGCGTGATGACAATCGAGGAGAACGAGCTTTTTAAGGTGGATACTTTGCGGCGGGTGTGGGTTCATTGCTTCCAGAACGAGCGAGCTTTTCCAGAGGAAAAAGCTGCACGTTTGGTAACCATGAACATCCAACGTCACGAACCTGAGAAGGTGTTCTCGATTGAGAACGGCAATCGTCTTGTGAAGGAGGTATTTTAATTTATGGGAGCTATTCTAGGTGGTGCGGCAATCCTTGGCGGAACGAGCTTGCTTGGCGGATTGCTGAGCAAGGGCAGCAAGCCAAAAGTTCCAGCATTTAAGCCGATTGATTTTCAAGCTGAGCAGAAGCAAGCGATTCAGCAGAACATCGAAGCGCTTCAACCTGCCACGGAACTCGCTCAAAAGACGACCGCCGCTGAGCAGTCTCAGCTTGAGGCGCAGCTTCGTCGCGCAATTCCTGGCTATGACCAGCTTATTCAGCAGGCGAGTCAGAACATAGGGTCTGCACTTCGCGGAGAGCTTTCACCTGAGGCTACGCGCAATTTGCAACGATTCTCAGCCGGTCAGGCGTTGACTCGCGGATATGGCGGCGGATCTGGGATGGGGTTGTTTGGTGCTGTTCAGAATTACGCCAGAGCATCAGAAGCGAGACAGCAGCAAGGTCTGGCGCAAGCTCAGAACTTCATCCAGCAACAACGGGCGTTTGGAATGGCTCAACCGTTCTCGGTGAGTAGCATGTTTATCACTCCGTCTCAGCGAATCAACGCTCTGTCGCAGCAAAATCAGCAGCAGTACAACCGCGACTTGCAAGCTGCTCAAGTGGCTGCGATGCCTGATCCTACGATGGCTGCTATCGGAAGCGCGATTTCGTCTGCTGGCGGATTCGCTGGTGGCGCGTACACCCAGCGTGGGTTGATGGGAATGCAGGGAGGCCCAATGTCGTCTTATAATCCTCAGAACGATCCTGAGCTTTACTCTTTTCCGAGAACAAATATCGGCGGACCTGCTGACTCAGCTAACTGGATTTAATCTTATGGCCGACCAATCTCTTCAAGCGTTTCAGCTAGGCGCATCGCTGTTCGACCGCGCGCAGACGCAAAAGCGGATGATGGAGCAGTTGCAGATGCAGACGGCTGAGTCTTTGCTCCAGCGCCAAGGAATGGAGCTTCAGAACAAGATTCGCGAAGACGCGCTTGCTGAATCAATTGGCGAACGGAAAGCGCAGGTTGACGAGTACAACACGTTTTCGACTCTTAGTAAACAGGTTTCGGATTATCTGAACAACCCTAAGGAAGATGCAGTATTCCCGGTTGTTCCGGCATTCAAGTCTAAAACGTACAGGCTTGAGGCGGACAAGATGCTGAACAATCTTGAGAAGTACTCCGCTCGGGCAAAGTTGATGAAGGCGAAAGATGCTGCCGATGCAAAGGCGGCTGAACTGACGCGGTGGCAATTTCAAACTGCCGCTGATTACGGCGCTTTTAAAATCAATCCAGCAGATGGAAAAGTTTCACTTGATTACGACAAGATAAATCAAATTGCCGCTCAAAGAGGAGAAGCAAACCTTGAAAAAACAAAAGCCCAGACAAGTTCTATTCTTGGAAACCTTGAAGTTGCTAAGGGAAATTTACAGAGATTGATTTCTCAAGGCGCAAATAATGCAGCGATTGAATCTGCAAAATTAGAATACAAAAAATTGGCTGATGCAGCTAGGCTTGAACTTGATCGAGATGAGTTTGGTTTAAAGAAAACAACTCAAGAAGCCAAGACTGGCCTTGAGCGGGAGAAGTTTGATTTCTCCAAGGGCCTTCAACTTGAAAGGCTTGCGCTTGAAAAAGTGAGAGTCGATCAGCTTGGCAAAAGAGCTGATGCTTATGTTCAAAAAATTCTTCAACCTGCAAAGAATGGAGAAATCAAGCTCAACGCCGTAGATGACAGGCTTGTCAAAAAAGCCGCCGATGACATTGCCAACAAACAGGGCATTTCAGACGCAATTGGATATGAGATTGGTGTTCTCGATGATCCTTCAATTGACGAATATGTAAAACGAGCTTCCGCACAAAACATCCTTAAAATTCTAAATAGCGCAGAAGGGAAAGATGCCGTTGGCGTTGAAGAGTCAAAACGTCTTGGACAGTTCCTTGAATTTCAGTTGAATCCAGTCAGGGGGCTTGCAACTGGGAGGTTGTTTGGAACTGATCTTCCAAGATTTGTTGATCAAATTTCGATCAAGAAAGAAGAGCTTGATACCCGTGTTAATGAGGGCATGAACAGGGTAAACAGCATTTACAGAAAATACGGAAAAGAGATTCCAGCCGGAACATCTCAAACGCCTTCGCGAGGCGCGATGATTACAGCTCCTGCTCCTCAGGCGATGAGTTCGACAAACTCTCCAGCAATGTCTGGAACGAATTCGATGTCAGAAATATCATTTGAATCAACGGCTGAAGCTAGGGCAAAAGGAAAGAAAACTGGTGACTTTGTAATTATCAAGGGAGTTAAGGGGAATCTAAAATAATTTTATGGACGAATACGTTTTGCAGGGCGATGGCCAACAAGGTCAGATGGATGCCGGTCAGCCGTTGAGCGCTGCTGATGTTACTTTTAGTGAACCCGCTCAAAATCAGCAACAGCCGCAACCAGTCGCACAAGAGGATGCTTTTGCTGGGTTTACTCCGAGCGAACCCACAACTAATGAATCAGACCCATTTGCTGGCTTTACTCCAAGCGAACCTGAAATTGGTTCAATGGAAGCTGTCCAGCAAGCTGCTAGTCAGGCTTCACTTGTTGGTCGTGAAACATTTAGGCCGAAGACTCTTCTTGTTGAGCAAGCTGATCTAAGGCTTGGCCGTGAGAGTGCTAAGAAGTTTCAGGCGTTTGAGGCAAGCGGAGGCAGTCCTGAGGTTCCAATCGAATTCACTCCTCAGGAGCAGAAGCTGCTAAATGAATATCGTTTCAATCAAGCTCGACGAGGACTTGGGATGGCTGCTGGTTTGGCCGCAGGAATTGGGCTGTCTCAAGTTCCAGGTGGGCAAACTGTTGGCGGTGAAATGCTTGCTGGCATTGGAAGTGAACTGGTAAGCCAGACAATTTCTCCAGAACCGTACAACATTCAAGAAGCCGCTGCTCAGGGTATTCCATCTCTTGGATATCTTTCCAAACGTGGAGCTGGTGGATTTCGCAATCCTTTGCAGTTTTTGACGACCGCTGAAACTGGAGTTGGCCAACAATCTTCAAAGATTAAACAGATTTTGAAGGAAGCCTATTCCGGTTCATTGACTGGAGCAGCTCAGGGATTCGCATCAACGCTTGGCGATGAATCTGGAAAAACCAGTGAAACGATTCAGCAAGCAGCAATAGGCGGTCTTCTTCTGCCTACACTTTCAACGGGTGGAAGGACCATTGGCGCACTTTCAAGAAGCGGTGCGAGCATGTCTCGTTTTGCTGGAGAGTTCCAACGTCCTTACACGCAGCAGTTCTTAACCGAACGCGCTGATGCGATTCTAAAAGAACTTGGTGCTGGAGGCGGAATTGACCCAGCAATGGCCGCTCAGTTGGCTGATACTCTTTACTCGCCACAGCTCTCTGGCACTCGACCCGAAGACGTGCGAGCTTGGGGGGAAAACATTCAGACGTTCCTTCAGGATTCGGTCAGGAAAGGATCTGCCGCAGGATTGAGCGGGGATGATCTTACCAATCAAATCGTTTCTGAACTACAACGCGTTACCGAACGTAAAGACATCGATCCGAATTTGATCAGCGGAATTGTCCTTAATGCTGAACAGATGATTGGAGAAGCAAAGAAGAAGGTGGACTTTGCGTTTGCAGACAAAAACTCCGAGCTGCTAGGTGCTGCTAGAAGGGCTGAAGGCGAGCTTCAGTTGGAGTCTAAGTCTCTCTTTGACGACATCAGAAATCTTGAAACTCAGAAGAAAGATCTTAGAGCATCTGACAACATCTCAAGAACTCAAATCGACAATGAGATAGCCGACAAGCAACGACAAATTCAAGAAATTGAAAGTGGATTTGATCCTAAGTTCGATTACGGAAAACCCGTAGGTCAGTTTGAAACTGGAAAGAAATTTGGCGAAGAAGCGAACAAACTTAAAACAGCTTTTAAGGCAGAGCAGAATAAAGGATATAGAGCTTTAGATCCTAAACTTGAAGCTATTTCAGTTCCTGTTTCAAGGTTGGATAGAAATGGAAATGAAGTTTTTGACAAAGATGGAAATCCGATTGTTGATCTTTTCACTCTGAAAGATCTGAAAGAAAAAAGGACTGAAATTCTCGATCAAATAGATTTCAACAAACCTGTCCAAATGGCAACTTACGACAAGTTTGAAGAGCTTGAGCGTGTTGAAAAAAGAATTGAGGAAGGTCTTAATACTAATCCAGATTTAAAAGCTGCGTTAAAAGCTCAGAATGCATCGTATCGTGAAGGCATAACAAGATTTAAAGGAACTCTTATCGGAAGCCTTTTGCGCGAGACTGGTGAAGCTGGTGGAAGACCGTCAGCGATAATGAGCCTTCTTAGTTCGCAAGGTGGAGAGGCGCTTGATGTTATGAAGAAATTGGCTGGTTCCGACTGGGAGCCTACTTTCAAGCCAATGCTCTACGACTTTGTTTACAACAAGTTGAGAACAGAAGGTCAAACTCCAGTTGAGTTTTTGAATCTTTTGACTCAAGCAAAACGAGGAAAAGGAACTGGCTTAACCCAAGAGGTGGCTAACGAGTTTTTCCCTCAACTTTCTGAAATCCAAGACGTTGCAACACGTTACAAAGATTTGGTTGATAAAAAATCTACTCTAACAACTCAGAAAAATGACCTAGTTACCAAGTCCAAGGATCTTGAGGCAAGAATTGCAAAAGATGATGAGGCTGCTCGCGGACTGTTGAAGGAGAATGAAAAGAAGCTCAAATCAGTCAATGAAGAGATTCAACGGCTTGAGCAGCCTCGTCCTGATCTTGGTCCTGAATTCAAAGAGATGGATGCAAAGACAAAGCAAATAACATCCGCTTTGGCCGATCTTAAGAGTGCAGTAAACGGAAAACTTCCAATCAAACTGGATGACGAGCAGATCAAGTTGATCCTGTCGAATCCAGACTCAAGCAGATTGGCCAAGGATCTTCAGCTTTACGTTCAGCAATCATCCAAGGAGGCGACTGACTTCCAGAAGATGGTTTTGGACGCAACCAAGACCGGCAGGCTTTCTGCCAATCAAGTTCAGCCGGAAGATGTGGTCAAGTTTTTGACAACTGATTATGGCAAGCAACAGCGGTATGTCGTTCAGGAGTTTATGAATGTCATGCGGAACGAAAGGCCAGATCTTGTTGGCGACGTTCAGAATTTGGTCATTGGAAATCTTTTCAGAGAATCGCTAGATGCAGGTAAGAAGCAGGTGAACATCAACAAAATGCGCGAGCTGATTTCTGGTCAGTACAATCCGCTCATTGTTGAGGCGTTTGGAAAGTCTGGAGTCGATCAGATGAACAAGATTGCTGATCAGCTTTCTGTTGTCATCGAGAAGGACAGCCTTGTTAAGAGCAAGCTCATTCCCGCTGTAACATCTGCCGTTGCCTCGGCTTTTGGGGCAAACATGTACGGAAGAATGGCGTTGTCCAACCTTGCCGCTGTAAGCGGAGCTGCTGCAATCGGAAGGATTCTCAGAAATCCAGATTATCTCGCCACAGTTACAAAACCAATCGATCAGGTTGCAAAGGATCAGATGGACGCATTCAACCGTCGATGGCCTAAGATTCTTACGCTTGAGGCTGACCGTTTGAAAATGCGTAACGATGAGCGACAAGAGGCTGAACGCCCTCAAATTCCATCTGCTTCTGTTCGTCGATTCTAATGAAAACCTCCCTCTCCAAAAAAGGTAACACCTATCAGGGCAAGAAGGTGACGCTCAACAAGCCGTTCTACACTCCTGGCGAGCGGAAGAAGAGTGCGGTGTACGTCAAGAATGACAACGGCAACGTCATCAAGGTTCGCTTTGGAGACGCCAACATGACGATCAAAAAGTCGAATCCTGAGCGTCGTAAGAATTTCCGCGCGCGGCATAACTGCGCCAGTGCGAAGGACAAGACGACGCCTAAATTTTGGTCCTGCGCCGCTTGGATTCTGGCGATTGTTCTGTCGGTTTTAACCTCAAACCCTATTTGAATTTATGGACAAGATGAAACTTGGCGGTGGCGGACGTTACGAGAAACTCGTTGGTCAGCTTGAGAAGAAGGGTGTGAAAGATCCTGCTGCATTAAGTGCAGCCATTGGCCGCAAAAAATACGGCAAGGCGAAGTTCCAATCGCTCGCTGCGAAAGGCCGTCGCCGCGCCATGCGTGAGAAGGCTAACGCTTAGGATATCGTCCTTTGGAGTACGGCTTTTTCGCCGACTCCTTATCAACGACGAACTTCTCTGGTTCTGCGTAGTTCCATGAGATGTCGCCGCCTGTTCCACGCTGGATCATAATCGATCCGGTGACTTTTCCGTCTTTGTCCGTCATGCCGGAACGGTCGGCCCGTTTCGCCATGCCGAGCATGAACTTGCGCGGATTGTTGAAGCCAACCTCCTTCATCACAATCACCTCTCTCGCCCAGTTCGTCAGATCCGACGATCCGAATCCTGAGTAGGCCAAATCTGCCACACTTTCAGGCTTGTCATCCTTGCCCTTCGGCTTTGGGAAGTGATGGACAAGCACCAGGACAACACCTGTCTCCATCATAATCGGCTGGAGCAGATGTCGCGTGAAGTTCGCGCATACCTCAATGTCCGCAGGATTGCCGCCCATGTAGGAGAGCAGCGGATCGATGTAAACAACGTCAGCTTTGGTCTTGCGAACGAGGCGGCGGAGCATTGTGGCAAAGTCGGAGCCGGTCCTAACCGTCTCGCGGAAGAAGAGCATGTCCACGCTCCGCAATCCTCGCTCCCAGTTCTCTTTTCCGAACGTCATCTGAGCAGCGCCTTTGAGTGCGTCATGCTGATCGGCGATGTCGTTCTCAGCTTGGATGTAGGCCACCTTCAGCGCGCGCACAGGTTTGACGCCGAACCACGCTTCACCGGACGCCCACTTCATCCCCTGATACGCGGCCATCGAGCTTTTGCCGCAACCGCTTTGGCCGACGAAGAGAAGCGATGAACCGCGACGTAGCCATCTGTCACCGATCAGATTGTCAGGATCATTCTTTGGGTCGTACTCGATGATGCTATCGAGCGAGAACTCCTGAGGCATGTCCTGCGACTCCAGATAGTCCGTAAACGCATCCCAGTTGACCGACCCGACATTGATGGCCAACAGCTTCTGCTCATTGCCATCGCGCATCACACCGGCAAGACGGCTGAACCTGCTCGCGTTCTTGTTCTTCGGATCGATGCCGAGCGTCTCTAGCTGGCGATAGACGACATCACGACGCTCGTTCCATTCCTCCTTGTTCGCTGCATCGACGCGCACCCAGCCGTGCAAGCTCTTGCCGCCGGAATCTATGACGACCGATAGCGGGAGCTTCGACTCCTTAAGGATCGTCCATTGCTCGTCCTTGGTCTTCTCGTCCATTTCGACTAGGACATGGCGGAATGCTGCCACGCCGGAATCAGAACCGCTCTCATCGAAGCATGGGTTGACACGGACGTATGCGCCACGGCTATCAGGACCGTTCCACATGGAACTAATTGGCGGCGTGAAATGCTTCTCAATCCATTCGTCGCGCTTGAGAAATGTACCCTTGGAGTTTGGTCGAGTGCGGCCTTCCTCGTCGCTTACGATGTCATTGCAGATGCAGACAACTTCGTCCGGTTCGAAGCAGGCTTTTAAGAAATCTATGGTTGAAAATCGAAAGTCCGATTGCGGAATTGCTTGGATCTTACGCACCACAAACTTGCCGGTGGGAGATACCGGAGTGCCTCCCTGACCGATGCTGGGATGCGATTCCAGAAGCCATCCGCGCGGCTTGTCGTGCGCTACTTTTGCAGCCTCGCTCAGCTTGTGGGCCAGTTCATGCGGCTTCCACGGTGGGAGGCATTTCGAGTTGTACTCATGCATGAGCGTCTCGGCATCCCCCGCATTCAGCTCAAAACCGTGTATGAGCGAGGTTGCCACTGCGAAGGTTGCTCCATGCCCATTCTGACCTGAGACGGCTCCTGGCGTGTTACGCAGCCATGCGCGCGCACGATCTACTTTTGATTGATTCATTCGATTCCAAGTTGTTTTCTCGCTATCTCCCCGCTTCGACCAAGATCAGTCTTGGCGATTTCGGAGAGGATTGAATTTGATTTCTCTAACTTGCTGAAAAGGAGGGCAAGCTCTTTGGGAGTCATCAGATATTTGCTCCAATGCTGAATGGCGATGGAGCGTGACTGAAACTTCGCAAAGAGCTGCTCTTGTGCGGCGATGTAAAGTTTAGGGCTTCGCATCTATCAGGACGAACTTAGCTTTGAATTCAGCTTTCGTTCGAACGTAGACCTTGGCCTTGCCCTCGCGCATGTAGGCCACGCCTGACCACTTGGTTTCTCCGATGCGTATTTCTACGTCGTCGGACAGGAGTTCAACTTCCACTGAGCTGTTTCCTGAGTTCTTGTATTTCATCTTCAGAAGCGCCGTCGAGATGGCCGACTCCAACCGCTTGCCATCCGCCATCCACGCTGCGTTTTGGCTTCGCTGGCTTGCTCATCCAACCTCGAAGAATCGCATAGTCAATGAGGCGCGGAGCTTCCTTCAAGAGTTGTTCTCGGGATATTTCAGATGCTTTCATCGGAATTGATTCGTTTGACCGCACGACTGCGACGACCGTCGGAACGTCGCATGCCGAGTTCAGTTTGCTCTTCGCTGGCGAATCCACGGCGGACAAGCCATTCCTTGTACTTCTTGTCGATGTACGCGAAATCGATGCGTGGCGTTGATTCATCGGCTTCAGCGATTCTGACTATTTTGTTCGCACTGTTTAGGCTCATATATTTTCTGTATTCGTTTGTATGCTTTCTGTGT